TGGCTTGAAACCTAGTCTTTCCAATATGTTATACATAAAATCATGGCCTTTAGCGACTTTTGTAAATTGCATATCCGCCAAGATTTCTTTTAACAATCCTTTAGTCAGCCAGCGCCTGCGCCATTCAGGTAATATTGATACATGAGTTTCGCCGTTTTTGGAATAGATAGCTCCTATCGGCGTGTTATCTCTTAGTATCAACTTCAAATCCCAATCTGCCGCAATAGCCTCGTAGTCCTCGTAACTTATATAGTCTTCCCAATCAGTCGCGGCATAGCCTATCTTTAAGGCTATAGCGCGATCATTAGGTCTTGATGATGTATAGCACGGCATAGTTCTTAGGCCGAGTTTCGACGTTGCCGGTTATCGAGTTTTGAATGACGGCGTATCCAGTTCCTGTCGCTGTGCCTGCCGTGCTTGAGGCGACATAACTTGTGCCGACGCCTGTAGGGCCGTTTTGGTTAGCATTAGGTGTTGTATAAGTATGCGTATGTCCACTATCTGAATGATTATGATTAAGATACGCATCTGCCTGCGCGCTGGCGAATGTGCGGCCTACCGTCAATGTCGTGCCAAAACTAAGCGTTACTGTTGCCGTGGCTGTAGCAGCCGATGATATTGTAATCGTTGTAGAACTAGTAACGCTCACAATATAAGCGCCGGTAGGTATGCCAGACCCCGATACGGCTTGCCCAGCAAACAAATTAGACGTGCTACTAACCGTAACAGTCGTGCTTGCGTTTGTTGTGCTACTGGACGCTAAAGATGTTGAAGACGCAGTAGCCGCTGCCGATATGACAATTGAGTTAGTGGATACGGACGATATGGTCGCACCTGAAGGAATACCAGTCCCACTAATTTTCATTCCGGCGTAAAGATATGTTGTTGAATTTATACCACTAACTGTCGTGCTAGTGTTAGTGGTTATACCGCTTATAGTTGTCGTGTCTTTGCTTGTAGCGGGCGCGCGATCATCATACCCACGCATAAACTGACCGCGAAGATCCGGCACGTTAAATGTCGTTGAGCCATCGCCTGTCCCCCATGTCGTGCCAATAGCTGCATAAAGATCGGCGTATGTCGTGCGGGAATACGCCGTCCCATCGCACCATAACCAACCCGTAGGCGCAGTCGAGGCCGCATAAGCCATAAGACTGCCTGGGGGAATTACTTGATCGACATAAGATTTAGTAGCGGCTTGCAGCGCTGTTGTCGGTATAGCCGGAAGAACAATTGGCACTGTTGACGTGGCGTCCGTAGCGTTGATCGTTAGCCGCGTGACTGAGTTTGTTTTAATTGTAAAATTGCGTGTGTCACTGGCAGCAAAAATAGAATCCGTGGAGTCAGCCGATATGATTGTCCGCGCAGTTCCTGCAACAGACGAAAGCTGAATTGCACCGTCCGCTATATCAATTGATTGAGCTGGTGTCGCCGTGCCAATGCCGACAGCGCCAATAGTCGTAATAATAAAAGGTGTTACGTCAGGGTCAGTAGAATCCTGAACTTTAAGCGCTGCGCCAGAGCCGGTCTGCGTAATCGTAAGCGCGGTGCCGGAGTTATCGGTCGATATGGTGACGTTACCCGCCAAGACCGGCGACACCGACGTGGACGGCGCGACGACGTTATCAACTGTCCAAATCTCTGTATTGTTAGAATCTGCAAGTTTAAATTTATACGTTGCCGAGCCAAGCCAGATATTAGCTTCGCCCCGCGCGTCTAACACAATCGGATTGCTGTTAGCCGTCGCGCCGGTCGAATCTGTATAGGTCGCTTGCGGCGTGGTCGTGCCAGCGGCGTAAGTATAAAGAAACCCGCCAGCAAGCGGGACACCAGCCGCGTCTATAAATTGAGCTTTGGCTGTGGGCGATACAACGGTCATTTAGACACCTACACAACTTGTAACGGTCAGGATGACCGAAGGGATAGCGGGAACTGGGCTAGACGCAGCCACATACGGAATTGAGACATTTAAACTGCTAGAGGAATAAACCAGCTCAAAATAATCGCCTGTCTGAAGGTTTAGCACGAAATTCCATGCGGCGACAATCGCGTCGTTAGATCCGCCGGTTAATGTCACTTCTGTCGCCGAATCATCTACATCAATACCGTTTATTCGAGGCCACATATAAACGCGCTTAGTGCCGCCTGCCGTATTATGTATTTGCGCGGAAAACTGAAAATTATATGTGGCTGTGTTGTCTACATAGACTTGCGAAGTAACCGAACCAAGATAAACGCCATAGGTCAAATCAGACCCATCCGCGCGAGTATATGTATTATTGAATGTTATGGCGTATGCCGTGTTAATTGCGGCAGGCGTAAAAGTCGTTGTGCTATAAAACGACCCATACCGCCGCCCAGCTTCTAACGCTATGTAGGTATTAAAGAACCAACGATACCAAGGCCGATTAACAAACCCCGTAGAATCGTCATTCATCTTGACGCGCGCGGCGGGGATCTGTGTGTTATTATCAGCCAGATTAGGCATTGGTCGGACTCGCGTGCAACTCAGCCCCCATAATGGCGATCTTTACGGGGTCGGTGCCGGAGATCTCGTAGACTCTATCGCGGAGTTTCATCGTCATGCCAAGTCGTCGCCAGATCGTGCGGTAGCCAGTCTGACCAATCTGACCCATAGACTTCCAGTGTTCATTCGACCATGTGTGACCGCCATCATCTGACCAACGAAGCATAACTTGTGGGTTAGCGCCGACCGTAATGATATATTGCGCGTAGTCGCGGATTTTTAAAGCAGACCCAGCGCGGTCAAGAATATAATCATGCGCGCGATCATAAATATAAATAATGTCATTGACTTCCTCTTGGCTGTAGCCAGACAAGCCAACGCCCGTTTCACAGTCAAGCTGAAGACTATGTTGCGCCGTGCGGTTCAGATCATTCTGGCCAGTAGGTAATGCGCGCCACGACCGTAACCATTTTTGGCGGGAGCCTGCTTCTGTATAAATATTCAAGTCATACGCAAAAAGTTCGCCTGTGCGATAATCGCCTATAACAATTTCATTGCTATAGTTCATTTGACAACAACCGCGTGTGCGGGTGTATGTGTCGTTTTCCCAACCCCCGCGCTCATGCCATGCGCCAGTCGCCACGTCGTAAACCCATGTCGTATTAGCGGTTGGAAAGTTAAGAACGTAAAAACTATGCCCGTCTTGTTGGTATGTGTAGCCAACGGCGTCAGACAAATTAGCGTATTGCTGGATCTGCCATTCGACCGCATGGGTCGATACACGCTCGCCTGAATAACCTTTAGAACGATAGACGATACCATTACCGCGTTGGTCAGTGCCTAACCAAAACAGTCCGTTGTCAAGTTTGGCGACTGAGTAAGCAGCAAGACAGCCTATTTCGTTAAACGCGCCTTGAATACGCGCTAACGGAAAATCGGGCAGACCGGCGTCATACCAGACTTCGACTGAGTTGGTGCCGAACAACCAGATTTCGCGGTGGTCAACAATTAACGTAACAAGATTGTCGGGTGAGCCTTCCGCGCTGGCAAAATAGAGTGGGTCAATTGTTGTGCCGGTTGAATCCATAACCCAAAAGATTTGACTGTTGGGCTGGTTGAATACAAACCAACCGTCCAGAAATCCGCAACCGACAGCGCCCGCAAAAGGCGTCGTAAGTTCAGTTAAAAAAGGCGTAAAGGTTAGCGTAGTGCCCGTATTAGTCGCCGTAGCCGCTGCCGATAGGATAAAGAAAGGTGAAAATGTTAGCGTGACACCTGTATTAGTAGCGGTCGCAGCGGCAGACAGAACAAATGTCGTTGTATTCGTAATGCTGGCGACTCGCGCGCCTGCCGGAATACCTGTGCCGGACACAGGCTGACCAACATTAATATTAGTCGTGCTACCCCCCGATACAGTCGTGCTTGCGTTAGTTGTATTAAACGTAGTTGTCGTCGTATCGTAGACTACGCTAGAGACTGTTGCGCCTGTAGGGATACCTGTGCCAGACACAGGCTGACCTGGGTAAACATAAGTTACATCGCCATTCCATACAGTCGTAACGCCGTTTGTCGTATTAAATGCGAGTTCTTGATAGGTGCTATTGTAAATGTATCCATGATTACCGGCGGCAATGAACATCTGCCGACCATTATCTGTCATGTTGACTTGGCTATAGCCCGAAGTAATAGTTATTGTGCCTATTACCGTAGAAACCCAATTAGAATCAATACGGTATAATTTATCGCCCGATACGGCGTAGCCGTAATTAGTCTTTGCAGGATCTTCAGGCGCAGGATCTATTGTATCGCTACTGAACGTCCATAAGCCGCGCACAGGGCCAATACCTAGCGTCGCTAGATAGCGCAGCCCAGGCGCGCGTTGTAGCCAAGCGGCTTCTTTGCCGCCTTCTGGTATGACCTCTGGAAAGAGATTGACCATGCGGTTATCAGCCGCGTTCGGGCTTCTAGTTACATATGAGCTGCCAAGTATCGGCGTCTTCATCAGTAGTTGCCCGCATAGATGTTATAGCGTTGGCGTGTGCCGACGATGCTGTAAGGCAGAGCCATGATGTCGTCAGGGTTATTGATGCGCTTCAGATCGCGCTTGCTATACATAGCGATGCGGCTGACCGTAGGCGATGGCTCGATACCAAATTCAGGGGCCAACTCGCAGGCCAGATTGTAGCGGAAAGCGCGCAGGTATCCTGGCGGGAAAAGGATCGCCGTCGCCAGCGTCGCTGGCTGCGTCAGCCGTTCTACGGAAATGAAATGCCATTCTAACAGTCTTAAAGGGACTGGATAAATGACCATTTCAATATTCGGATAGGTCATGTTTGTAAACATGACTTGTGGATAAGTTGACGTTACGGTCTTAACCGCAATGCCGTCATACTGTTGCTGATTGATAAATTTAATGCCGTAAGACACGTTGGTCTGCGGATCGCGGAAATAAGTCGCGTCATCCAGCAATACAGGACGTAAACCCACAAAGTCGCCAGTCGGCCCTAGCGTGCGGTTTTCCTCACCTGCGGGCCAGTTAAATACTTGATCCTGCGTTGAGAACACCGACAGTCGTTCGGTATTCCAACTGTCGATCATTTGATTCAGAGCAAATAGCGCGTCATTCGCTGTCTCTGACGAGGG